GAGTTCATTTTAGCGTTTTCCATAGTACGTCTCTTTGCGCTTAGATGATAAATGACAGCAGGAATGTGCCCGCCAGAGCGACGACTGAAGCGATAAATGTCGCTGTCGTATAGTATTTAAATGTTTCATTGAGCGTAGCGCCGCAATATTGCTTCACTAGCCAGAAAAGCGAGTCCGTAACGATCGTGCAGCCAATTGCACCTGAACCGATAGCAATCGCAATAATTTCCGGGCTGATGTCGGGATACAGCGGCAGCACAATGATCCATATTTATATTTTCTTCTCCAGGTTGGCGATGCCAGTTGGCATGTTTTACTTACTTGCCTATATGGTTACTCGTTGGCGAGAACAGAGGCGGAATTGAGTACAATTATCCGGCAATTATTGTTATTTTTTATTGTATTGCCGTGTTGGGTGATAGGGCGTTGAGAATATCGTTGGATCTCGCCAGTGACGTCTGTTTCTGCTACAGTGCCCGTTTTACGGCAAACGGCTTGGGTATGGCTTCATTAAAGGATGTCGCACGCCTGGCGGGAGTGTCGATGATGACAGTCTCCCGGGTGATGCATAATGCAGAATCTGTGCGTCCTGCAACGCGTGACCGCGTATTGCAGGCAATCCAGACCCTGAATTATGTTCCTGATCTTTCCGCCCGTAAGATGCGCGCTCAAGGACGTAAGCCGTCGACTCTCGCCGTGCTGGCGCAGGACACGGCTACCACTCCTTTCTCTGTTGATATTCTGCTTGCCATTGAGCAAACCGCCAGCGAGTTCGGCTGGAATAGTTTTTTAATCAATATTTTTTCTGAAGATGACGCTGCCCGCGCGGCACGTCAGCTGCTTGCCCACCGTCCGGATGGCATTATCTATACTACAATGGGGCTGCGACATATCACGCTGCCTGAGTCTCTGTATGGTGAAAATATTGTATTGGCGAACTGTGTGGCGGATGACCCAGCGTTACCCAGTTATATCCCTGATGATTACACTGCACAATATGAATCAACACAGCATTTGCTCGCGGCGGGCTATCGTCAACCGTTATGCTTCTGGCTACCGGAAAGTGCGTTGGCAACAGGGTATCGTCGGCAGGGATTTGAGCAGGCCTGGCGTGATGCTGGACGAGATCTGGCTGAGGTGAAACAATTTCACATGGCAACAGGTGATGATCACTACACCGATCTCGCAAGTTTACTCAATGCCCACTTCAAACCGGGCAAACCAGATTTTGATGTTCTGATATGTGGTAACGATCGCGCAGCCTTTGTCGCTTATCAGGTTCTCCTGGCGAAGGGGGTACGTATCCCGCAGGATGTCGCCGTAATGGGCTTTGATAATCTGGTTGGCGTCGGGCATCTGTTTTTACCGCCGCTGACCACAATTCAGCTTCCACATGACATTATCGGGCGGGAAGCTGCATTGCATATTATTGAAGGTCGTGAAGGGGGAAGAGTGACGCGGATCCCTTGCCCGCTGTTGATCCGTTGTTCCACCTGATATTATGTTAACCCAGTAGCCAGAGTGCTCCATGTTGCAGCACAGCCACTCCGTGGGAGGCATAAAGCGACAGTTCCCGTTCTTCTGGCTGCGGATAGATTCGACTACTCATCACCGCTTCCCCGTCGTTAATAAATACTTCCACGGATGATGTATCGATAAATATCCTTAGGGCGAGCGTGTCACGCTGCGGGAGGGGAATACTACGGTAGCCGTCTAAATTCTCGTGTGGGTAATACCGCCACAAAACAAGTCGCTCAGATTGGTTATCAATATACAGCCGCATTCCAGTGCCGAGCTGTAATCCGTAATGTTCGGCATCACTGTTCTTCAGCGCCCACTGCAACTGAATCTCAACTGCTTGCGCGTTTTCCTGCAAAACATATTTATTGCTGATTGTGCGGGGAGAGACAGATTGATGCTGCTGGCGTAACGACTCAGCTTCGTGAACCGGGCGTTGTAGAAGTTTGCCATTGCTCTCTGATAGCTCGCGCGCCAGCGTCATGCAGCCTGCCCATCCTTCACGTTTTGAGGGCATTGGCGATTCCCACATATCCATCCAGCCGATAACAATACGCCGACCATCCTTCGCTAAAAAGCTTTGTGGTGCATAAAAGTCATGCCCGTTATCAAGTTCAGTAAAATGCCCGGATTGTGCAAAAAGTCGTCCTGGCGACCACATTCCGGGTATTACGCCACTTTGAAAGCGATTTCGGTAACTGTATCCCTCGGCATTCATTCCCTGCGGGGAAAACATCAGATAATGCTGATCGCCAAGGCTGAAAAAGTCCGGACATTCCCACATATAGCTTTCACCCGCATCAGCGTGGGCCAGTACGCGATCGAAGGTCCATTCACGCAACGAACTGCCGCGATAAAGCAGGATCTGCCCCGTGTTGCCTGGATCTTTCGCCCCGACTACCATCCACCATGTGTCGGCTTCACGCCACACTTTAGGATCGCGGAAGTGCATGATTCCTTCTGGTGGAGTGAGGATCACACCCTGTTTCTCGAAATGAATACCATCCCGACTGGTAGCCAGACATTGTACTTCGCGAATTGCATCGTCATTACCTGCACCATCGAGCCAGACGTGTCCGGTGTAGATAAGTGAGAGGACACCATTGTCATCGACAGCACTACCTGAAAAACACCCGTCTTTGTCATTATCGTCTCCTGGCGCTAGCGCAATAGGCTCATGCTGCCAGTGGATCATATCGTCGCTGGTGGCATGTCCCCAGTGCATTGGCCCCCAGTGTTCGCTCATCGGATGATGTTGATAAAACGCGTGATAACGATCGTTAAACCAGATCAGGCCGTTTGGATCGTTCATCCACCCGGCAGGAGGCGCGAGGTGAAAATGGGGATAGAAAGTGTTACCCCGGTGCTCATGAAGTTTTGCTAGGGCGTTTTGCGCCGCATGCAATCGAGATTGCGTCATTTTAATCATCCTGGTTAAGCAAATTTGGTGAATTGTTAACGTTAACTTTTATAAAAATAAAGTCCCTTACTTTCATAAATGCGATGAATATCACAAATGTTAACGTTAACTATGACGTTTTGTGATCGAATATGCATGTTTTAGTAAATCCATGACGATTTTGCGAAAAAGAGGTTTATCACTATGCGTAACTCAGATGAATTTAAGGGAAAAAAATGTCAGCCAAAGTATGGGTTTTAGGGGATGCGGTCGTAGATCTCTTGCCAGAATCAGACGGGCGCCTACTGCCTTGTCCTGGCGGCGCGCCAGCTAACGTTGCGGTGGGAATCGCCAGATTAGGCGGAACAAGTGGGTTTATAGGTCGGGTGGGGGATGATCCTTTTGGTGCGTTAATGCAAAGAACGCTGCTAACTGAGGGAGTCGATATCACGTATCTGAAGCAAGATGAATGGCACCGGACATCCACGGTGCTTGTCGATCTGAACGATCAAGGGGAACGTTCATTTACGTTTATGGTCCGCCCCAGTGCCGATCTTTTTTTAGAGACGACAGACTTGCCCTGCTGGCGACATGGCGAATGGTTACATCTCTGTTCAATTGCGTTGTCTGCCGAGCCTTCGCGTACCAGCGCATTTACTGCGATGACGGCGATCCGGCATGCCGGAGGTTTTGTCAGCTTCGATCCTAATATTCGTGAAGATCTATGGCAAGACGAGCATTTGCTCCGCTTGTGTTTGCGGCAGGCGCTACAACTGGCGGATGTCGTCAAGCTCTCGGAAGAAGAATGGCGACTTATCAGTGGAAAAACACAGAACGATCGGGATATATGCGCCCTGGCAAAAGAGTATGAGATCGCCATGCTGTTGGTGACTAAAGGTGCAGAAGGTGTGGTGGTCTGTTATCGAGGACAAGTTCACCATTTTGCTGGAATGTCTGTGAATTGTGTCGATAGCACGGGGGCGGGAGATGCGTTCGTTGCCGGGTTACTCACAGGTCTGTCCTCTACGGGATTATCTACAGATGAGAGAGAAATGCGACGAATTATCGATCTCGCTCAACGTTGCGGAGCGCTTGCAGTAACGGCGAAAGGGGCAATGACAGCGCTGCCATGTCGACAAGAACTGGAATAGTGAGAAGTAAACGGCGAAGTCGCTCTTATCTCTAAATAGGACGTGAATTTTTTAACGACAGGCAGGTAATTATGGCACTGAATATTCCATTCAGAAATGCGTACTATCGTTTTGCATCCAGTTACTCATTTCTCTTTTTTATTTCCTGGTCGCTGTGGTGGTCGTTATACGCTATTTGGCTGAAAGGACATCTAGGGTTGACAGGGACGGAATTAGGTACACTTTATTCGGTCAACCAGTTTACCAGCATTCTATTTATGATGTTCTACGGCATCGTTCAGGATAAACTCGGTCTGAAGAAACCGCTCATCTGGTGTATGAGTTTCATCCTGGTCTTGACCGGACCGTTTATGATTTACGTTTATGAACCGTTACTGCAAAGCAATTTTTCTGTAGGTCTAATTCTGGGGGCGCTATTTTTTGGCTTGGGGTATCTGGCGGGATGCGGTTTGCTTGATAGCTTCACCGAAAAAATGGCGCGAAATTTTCATTTCGAATATGGAACAGCGCGCGCCTGGGGATCTTTTGGCTATGCTATTGGCGCGTTCTTTGCCGGCATATTTTTTAGTATCAGTCCCCATATCAACTTCTGGTTGGTCTCGCTATTTGGCGCTGTATTTATGATGATCAACATGCGTTTTAAAGATAAGGATCACCAGTGCGTAGCGGCAGATGCGGGAGGGGTAAAAAAAGAGGATTTTATCGCAGTTTTCAAGGATCGAAACTTCTGGGTTTTCGTCATATTTATTGTGGGGACGTGGTCTTTCTATAACATTTTTGATCAACAACTTTTTCCTGTCTTTTATGCAGGTTTATTCGAATCACACGATGTAGGAACGCGCCTGTATGGTTATCTCAACTCATTCCAGGTGGTACTCGAAGCGCTGTGCATGGCGATTATTCCTTTCTTTGTGAATCGGGTAGGGCCAAAAAATGCATTACTTATCGGAGTTGTGATTATGGCGTTGCGTATCCTTTCCTGCGCGCTGTTCGTTAACCCCTGGATTATTTCATTAGTGAAGTTGTTACATGCCATTGAGGTTCCACTTTGTGTCATATCCGTCTTCAAATACAGCGTGGCAAACTTTGATAAGCGCCTGTCGTCGACGATCTTTCTGATTGGTTTTCAAATTGCCAGTTCGCTTGGGATTGTGCTGCTTTCAACGCCGACTGGGATACTCTTTGACCACGCAGGCTACCAGACAGTTTTCTTCGCAATTTCGGGTATTGTCTGCCTGATGTTGCTATTTGGCATTTTCTTCTTGAGTAAAAAACGCGAGCAAATAGTTATGGAAACGCCTGTACCTTCAGCAATATAGACGTAAACTTTTTCCGGTTGTTGTCGATAGCTCTATATCCCTCAACCGGAAAATAATAATAGTAAAATGCTTAGCCCTGCTAATAATCGCCTAATCCAAACGCCTCATTCATGTTCTGGTACAGTCGCTCAAATGTACTTCAGATGCGCGGTTCGCTGATTTCCAGGACATTGTCGTCATTCAGTGACCTGTCCCGTGTATCACGGTCCTGCGAATTCATCAAGGAATGCATTGCGGAGTGAAGTATCGAGTCACGCCATATTTCGCTATCAGGATTCTGTGTGATGGTTACATCGCCCGGCCCAGGGCTGTTTAGTCATCAGCGCTTTCTGACAGTGCTGAGATTTCAACCTGTTGCAGTAAAAATGAGTAGATATAAGGCAAGTGTGCTGCCAAACCCATCTTTTACGGGGTGAAGGTAGATTTCGTTTGAAGGGTATCTGGTGTCCCCTGCAGACATCTACTTGGCGCGGCAGGGGATTGATTGGAATGGTTTTTTTTAGATGTGAAAAATATTTTACCCGCTATTTTACCCATTGGCGCGGCTTAAGAGCTTATTTTTGAATTCACAATGGTCACGATATAACCATCTTGCTCGCCCGTGGATAACTTTGGCTTTTGGCAGGTCGCCGGACTTAATCCGGTCATAGATGAAGGTCTTACCGAAGCCAGTATCAGCCATGATGAATTTCAAATCAACCAGTGAATCAGGTTGTAGTTCGTGTTGCATGAGTGCTATCTCCGAATATGGAATCGAACCTGCAAATCAGGCAATAAAAAGCCGCATTGATGCAGCAATGGTAGGTCTGGATATCTTGAGAAATGAACAGGCCTCATCGAGTGTGAGACTGTGGTTAGTCCTTGCGTAGCTCGCTGATTCTTCTGTAAGTCTCTGGTGCTTTGTTTCCGTGTATCTTCATTTCAGACTTCAACAGAGCAACGAGAGAATCCCATTCGTTGAGGATGCCTTTGAATGCCGGAACGCGCTTTGCAACCTTGTCGAATGAATCTCTGATTTCTGGAATCTGCTCAACAAGTGCAACGCATCGCCGGAAATCGGCTGCGTCATGTGGAGCACCGAAGCTATGACCATAGATATTCTTTTTCAGTCCACATGCGATTGAGGCAAGAGTTGCGCTACTGATGCCGACATCGCCAGTCGATTGCCATTTCAAAACCTTCATAGCCAAATCTGACATTTCTTGTCTCCAATAAAAAAACCGCCATCAGGCGGCTTGGTGTTCTTTCAGTTCTTCAATTCGAATATTGGTTACGTCTGCATGCGCTATCTGCGCCCACAGCATCCAGTGGTCATAGCAGTCGTTGATGTTCTCCGCTTCGATAACCCTGTTGAATGGCTCTCCATTCCATTCACCTGTTACTCGGAAGTGCATTTATCATCTCCATAAAACAAAACCCGCCGTAGCGAGTTCAGATAAAAGAAATCCCCGCGAATGCGAGGATTGTTAGTTGCGCTCTGCTGCTGCCTTAGCCATTACCATATCCACCCAATTTCACCAGACATGATTCTCGCAATCACTATCATCACCAAAGTGATAATCACAACTTTAACTGGCGGCATCATTCACCATCATGCTGCGGCGGTTCTGGTAGCGGCATCCAGAACAAGGCGTTCCCTAACCACGATAAAGTGCCGTCGCTCAACTCCACGTATTCCCCTTGTACCTGTCCTGCCATATACTCGCCGTGCTTTGAATAAATTAAAATCCAATCATCTTGAGGGGGCATTCGCTCACTACAGCTTATCCAACCATCCGGAGTTACCGGAGATCTGGTTGACGTTTCCGAGATTTCCCGAAAGTTTCCGGCCTGAGGCATGGCGGCGCGGTGACACCAGATAATCCAGCCAATCGCCATATCCCATGCCATGTATTCGCCATCGCCATTTTTTGCCCTGCGGCGATCTACAGATTCCCCGAAACGCTTCTCCATAAATAATTCATAGGCTGCCCGTTCATCCGATACTGCTTCCAGTGATGCCAGCGCGATTTCATAAGCCAGGCGCTCAATATTGTCTCGCACGTCCAGGCTGCCGATTCGCTCTCTGATTTCTTTAATCAGTTCTTTGTCGGTAAAAGTAGTCATGTGTTAGTCCTCATCCACTTCAACGCCATCTTTCAGCGTGATGCCGTGCCAATCATCAGCCCAACTGGTTAGCCCTGGCGCATCAATGCTAGGCATATAGACGCTTGCAGTGTGGTAGCCCTTATCGTTATCAATGCTGGCAACGTGCTCGCCGTTGTATGCGCTCAGCGTGTCCAGGACGCTATAAAACTTTCCTCCGGCTGCCCTGAAATCCTTTACAGCCTTCACAAGGCGATTCCACGCTTTTTCCTGTTCTGGCGTCAGGTCGATTAATTCCTGCAAAGTTGCCATATCACTCTCCTTTGATGCGAATGCCAGCGGCGCGGGAATCATTCCATCGCTTTACTTCTTCACGAATTACGTCAATGCATTCTTTCGAATCCATTAGGTAATCTTCATCAAAAAGACGTTCCTGTTCGTTTTCTATCGCAACAATGATTGCTTCAACTAACTTTTGTGCCTGAGAATCACTTTCTAACTCTGCTATGCGCTTACTCCCATCCGAGATAACACCTTTGTAATATTCACGCTGTTCGTTGAGTTTTGATTTTGCCGACTCCAGTTGTTTTGTTAGTTCCGCAATACGGCAAACATCGTTGATACGCGTTTCCTCTAATGCGTTGATCTCATCCAGTAGTGCCAAAGCAACCTTTGGATTAAAGGCAGCAATAAACTCAGCGTTGTTTTTCAGAACGTGTTGCGCAATGGCCTGACTACTTAGTCGGACCTCATAACCACGTGCGCCACGGTGTGGTTTATATGAGTCCCAGTCTCCCCACGTTGCTTTCACTGCCGCCTCACGCAGTGCCTGATAGTCAATTTTGCTCATTGTGCCTCCTCGATTTCGTCCCATTCCACCCAGGCATTCTCTCCATCAGCATCGATTTCACCTTTGTGACCGCATTTGGAACAGACGGCCTCATCACCCGCCCACAAAGAATCTTTGGTTACCGACCATCCTGTTACCTTGGCTTTGCCGTGCTGGCACTTAGGGCAATCATCAAGCCATTCGACTTCGACTGTTGAAGGACCAAATCCATGTTCAGTTCGGATGCTCATGACTGAACTCCTTTGCGAATCTGGGCGGCTAACTCGTCACATATGTGCGTCAAAGAGCAAAGTTTGATTGATGGATGTTCGCGCATCATCTCCACGCCCTGCGCCCGTACTTCAGCCAGAAAAGCATCGGTGGCTGGGGTTTTGATTTCGTTAAGCGCATCACTGAATCCACCACGCTCCATACCTAGCTCTGCTTCGTAATCGGCATCGAATGCAGCGTCTTTGCAGAACTTCTTCATCCCCGAACTCTCCGCTGCCAGCGCCGCGCACTTGGCCTCAAGGTTATCAATCGTGATTCCAGCAGAACGACACTCCCGCAACGCAGTTTCCAGTTTTGATTCAAGTTCACCGAACTTACGGACAAGATATTCAGCGTTTGTTTCGTTAACCTTTAAATCTCGTGGGATGCATTTACCTTTCAGAAAACCATCCATCTCAATTAGTGACATTTGTTTCATTTCTTCCCACTCCGCCACATTGCATTCAGATATTTGTTTTGATTCACTGATGGAAAAGAATTTCTCTTAAGCAATTCCTCTCTCGATGGCATTGGCTTTACGCGTTGGCGAATAATCATTTCTGCCGGAAGAATGCCGGGATTGTATGCAAGCCCTCTCATGGTAAATTCCTCTTTGTTAATTTATTCGTATGCCCGCTCTTTCTTCATCGAGTTTTTTTAGCTTGTATCGCATAGCTCTTACTGAATAAATTGAGCGGCAGGTTGCAATTGCTATTTCTTCTGCGGAGAACTTACCGAAAAGTGATACTTCGGCTCTTGTCCATCGTCTTCCACGAAGTCGGCTAACAATGTCAGCGCCAATCCTTGTTGCTTTCGCCATTACTGCTTTTTCAGTCCTTTCCAGTTTTTCAGCGATAACTTCAACTGGCATTGTCGCCGCCACTTCGCGCAAGAAATCGACTTCCCATTTCTCCCATGGAGTCTTTTTCATAGTCGATACCGTTATTTGATAAGAAGTGAAGGTTTCCCAACCTTGAGTTGAGCGCCTGGGATATTTATTCCTGCTTTTAGTTGGTGCTTGATTGCCAACTTGTCGGCTTTAATTGTCGTTTCAAACTCAACGTATTCAGGAGGAAGGGCGCTTGAGTCGATGATTTCTACAGTTTCTGACGGTTTGCGGATTGTTACCTGGTGAATACCTGCTCGAATCTTTTTCTTACCAACCATTTCAAGCGATGACGCTATATACGCCATAATGCTGTCAATCTTATTTTGAATTACTGCTGCTCGTTCATTCAGTGACTTTGCCTCGTCCTTGAGGCGTTCAGCATAACCAGATTCATTTTTAATAATGGCAAGAAGTTGCTCTATTTTATCGGTAAATTCTCCTTCCATGCCTTCTATTGTGTCAGCAATCATCTCTGGCTCTAAATCTGAATCCATCAGCTTTGCGTATTCATTGGCTATTTCATACAGTTTGCTCACTGGCAACCTCCAGTTTCGCTTTGCATTCTATGTAAATGGCTTGTACGTTCTGCTGCAATTTCATTCCAGATGTCAGGCGATATGCTTCTGCAAAATATCGCTTCAAATCATCCATGTTTTCTGCCTGAGCCATTTCATCGCAAAGAAGTTGTGCTTTATCCATTATTTCCTGCTGGCATTTCCGTTCATCTTCGCGGATATCTTCCTCTGATTTGTGCGGCATAACTGGTTCAGTCCACACACCTTCTTCTTCGTTTAGTACGTGAATAGCACTATCAAGACGTGATGCCTTAGGCCAATACTTGCTTGCACGCTTTACGACCGTCTTTCGCGCCATCTCATTCCAGTGATTTACCCATGGTCCTTTATCGCTGAATGCTGCCTTGCTTGTTTTCCTTACAGCCTCAATTTCAGCCAGACTCATCTCTTCCGTTAGATAATCACCTGCTGGCGTCTTAACTGTGCAGTAAACGCCAACGATATCACCACGATCACCGAAGGCGTTGTATTTATGGGTTGGTGCTTTATCAAGCCCGTTTGACTCATAGGTATCGTTAGCATGAACAAGTTTTGCCTGACCCCATGAGATAACACCAGACTCCATTGCAATATGGAGCAATCCCATATAACTGATATCAAGGCAAACCATGCCGTCGCGCGGAACTAGATAAGCAAGTTTGCTGGCCGGGTTTAAGGTGATGCCGATCGCCGCAACATTGATGATGGCGTTCTGTGCGCTGGTTGGATTTGCCAGTGCCGTTTTAGCCAGGTAATCATTTTTCTGGAAATACTGAATTGCAAACTGGCTTTCCTTAGCCCATGTCACCGTCTGTTCAGTCAATGCTCCGCAGAATAACTGCTCTTGCTGTTTAACGAATTCAACGATATTGCTCATGCTGCTTCTCCAAAAATGTGTCTGCGTTTGAATATTGCGAAGGCATATTCAGCCTTAACTCTTTCGGTTATTGCATCCCAGAACCATTCAGCGGCTTTTTCCTGATAGTTACAGTCATCATCTTCCAGCCAGTCGATAGCGTCCTTAGTGTGTTCATCTGGTTTATATGAGCGAAGCATTTCGCTTATTGGGTCGCAACGTTTGCAGAGGCGATCAACTTCACTGTTGATTCGTTCGTAATCTTCATCAGTAAAACTTGAGATTATTTGCGATATTTCACGCTTATCATTCAGAGTCAGAATCATCATCTTTCTCCTGTTCTTTGTGCTGATTGAGCATTTTGTTCATCTGACGAATGAACTCTTCGTCTGACCAGTTATCTGTAAAACTCATGGGCGGCCTTGTTGTTTCAAAATATCCCAAAGCTTTTCGAGCAAACTTTTCATTCTTGGTTGTTTAAAGTCTGCTCCGGTTAAAATATTCTTTCGTGAATGCTGCACCGATAAAATCGGGTTGAAAGGGCGAACCGATGCCGCCCCTGCAATAGCGAACTGTTGCATAGGATGCTCCTTCTGTTTGATTGCATAACGAAAACGCCTCGAGTGAAGCGTTATTGGTATGCATATAAAAAGGCCCTCACACTGGAGGGCAAAGAAGATTTCCAATAATCAGAACAAGTCGGCTCCTGTTTAGTTACGAGCGACATTGCTCCGTGTATTCACTCGTTGGAATGAATACACAGTGCAGTGTTTATTCTGTTGTTTATGCCAAAAATAAAGGCCGACTATGCGGCCTGAAATTACTTAACCAATGATGCTGCATATTCAATTAGGAATAACTTAGGTGCAAGCCAAATCTTCAACCATTCGAAATTGAAGGCGATAATTAAAACGCCAATAATTGAGCAATATATAGGAGCAAATACGGTGCATATATCGTAATAAAACGAAGATATAAAATATCTATCATTTGGACATCCATCTAAAGACGTCCATCTCTCGCCATTATTTCTTGCCGTTCTTGCAAAACCAGGAAGTTTCATTGCTGCAATTAAAAGCAACAACCCAGCCACTTGGAAAAGTGCGCTATGGACAAAACTCCATATTAGCAACTGATGAACAACATCAGGAATCTGTGCCTGGCTGAATGAAACAGCCGCGTCTATTCCATTACTGGCTTTTTGCAGTAGTTATACGAGAATCTTGTTTGCTTGTTCTTCCATATCTCACCTCAAATAAGTGGTTTGCTGCCTAATTTCATTTTCTGGCGACCAACACAAGTCACACCCATTTCACTGCGTGGCTTGCGGTAGTAAATTAGATTTGTTCAGACAATAAAAAACCCACCGAAGTGGGCTATGACCATTTTTTATTTGGATTTCGTTGGTGAGCGTGATTAACAACTCTGTGCATTACATCCTCATATTTTTCATCTTCAATTTTTTCGACATCGCGAGGAAATGGTGTTGCTAATGCTTTGTCAACTTTATCCATTGGGTCTTCATTAATCTTATATTCAGGACCGTCATCTATAGCATTAAATCCAGGTGTTACACCGTTTTTTAATGCATATGCTATCCTCTTTTCCCATCTCGCTATTCTCCTCCTGTCTCGAGATGTAAGACCTCTATCAGATACTTTTCTGTTTTGTCCGCGGTCAGGATTAACATAAATAGTCTTTTTCACCATAAGCATACTCAATAAGCACCGTACGGTAGTTTACTGTACAATTTTATTTTTTGGACTGCATGTATTTTGTTTCCTAATGGGTTTGAATCTTTGTAATAAATACTTCTATTTTTTCGAACGACTTCTTCTTTCTTCTTGCAGCAAAGGATTCCTAGTGATGCTGCTTTGTCTGCTTTGACGCAACCAGAGAGCTTTAGCGCAATTTTTCGCGCCAGTGCTTCATTACTGCGTCGCTCGGCAATAAGTTCTGCTCTGCGAGCTTTGTAGCGGCTTTTTGCCGTACCTTTGGATTCTTTCCAGACAATGGTTACCATGATGATCTCCTTTAAGTGGCTTTGGCGCATGACGCGTCGAGGTGCTTATCTTCTCGATCGCTGTCTTGCAGCTGCAATTCGCGCCATCCCCAAAACCACTCAAGTTCTGGTCTCAACGGTTAGGTTGAGAGTCCGTCGATGTTAAAGAGCCTGCCAATCTGTTCCGTTTGGCTTCCAGCGTCCTGCTGATGGCTTGAATTTAAGACTTCTTAATTTATTGGTCAAGTGCATTTTTGAAGAAAACTTAATTCTATGGGCGTGAATTTAGTTTGTCTTTGATTTTTAACGGGAAATAAAAAAGGGGCGAAAGCCCCTTAAGGAAGGTTTGCTAGCTTGGCATCAACGACAACGCCAATGATTTTACAGTTCCCATTGATTTCAATCATTGGGTATTGTGGATTGAGTGGTTTCAGGAATTTTCTACCGGCATCAATAACTAACTTTTTGAATGTCGCCTCGTTTTCTCCTTCAAGTTTGGCGACTACCAGCTTTCCATTACGTGGTTCGACTTCTGGGTCGACGAGAATAATCATCCCCTCAGGAATACTCAGTCCTGCCGGGGCAGTCATTGAATCGCCTTTAACGTCGAGCCAAAAAGAGTCTTCAGAACAATCTACCGTTGTGTCGTACCAGTTATCTATTGCACGCCTATGATATGGCTCTACAGCTTCCATCCAACATCCTGCGCTTACCCAACTAATTAGAGGATACGAACCTCTTGGATCATGCCTGCTGTGATAGGCAATGTTTGAAAGACTATCCTCTCCTTTCAACAGGTAATCAGGGGAGCACTGCAAAGCCTTGGCTAAGGCCAATAGGTTTTCGCCATTGGGCTCAGTTTCAGATCGCTCCCATTGGGAAATAGCAACATTAGACACGCCAACCATCTTGCCAAGGGCAGCCTGCCTAATCTTGAGTTCTTTTCTGCGAGCGCGAATACGCTCACCCATCAGTTGTGTATTCATAGTTAAGACATCTTAAATAAACTTGACTTAAGATTCCTTTGGTGGATAATTTAAGTGTTCTTTAATTTCGGAGCGAGTCTATGTACAAAAAAGATGTTATTGACCACTTCGGAACCCAGCGTGCTGTTGCTAAAGCACTAGGCATTAGCGATGCAGCAGTCTCTCAGTGGAAAGAAGTTATCCCAGAGAAAGACGCCTATCGATTGGAAATCGTTACAGCTGGCGCCCTGAAGTATCAAGAAAGTGCTTACCGCCAAGCGGCATAAGCAAATTGCTCTTTAACAGTTCTGGCCTTTCACCTCTAACCGGGTGAGCAAACATCAGCGGCAAATCCATTGGGTGTGCCGCTATAACTCAATATCAATATAGGAAAATTAACAAATGGCACAAGCAAGCTACAGCAAGCCAACACAGCGAGAAATTGATCGCGCTGAAACTGATTTACTCATCAACCTGTCAACGCTTACCCAGCGCGGTCTGGCAAAGATGATTGGCTGTCATGAATCGAAGATAAGCAGAACGGACTGGAGATTTATTGCTTCGGTCTTGTGTGCTTTCGGAATGGCATCAGACATCAGTGCGATTAGCAGGGCTTTTAAGTATGCGCTTGATGAAATCACAAAGAAAAAATCCCCGGGCGCCACCGAGGATTTTAAGCAAATTGATATGCAATTCTGAGGGAATTACTGGATCAATCCACAGGAGTCATTATGACAAAACAACTCAGTCCTTACCAGGACAAAATTCACAAACACATACTACGTGATCGCTTCCTGTCCAGCTTCAAGCAGCCTGGTCGATTCCGGGCTGAGTTGGAAAAGGTGAAGCTGATGCAGAAGGAGAAAGGTCATGAGTAACATATCTAATCTAGCCGAAGCCAGAGAGGCCAGAAGGCTACAACAACCGCATCAAAGCAGCGGTAAGGGGTATGCCTTGCTGCACCGTAAAATTATGGATGTGCCGTTTTACAAGGACGCAGAAGCTGCGCATCTGTGGGTTCACTTAATCCTCAAAGCAAAGCATACGCCTGAGTATGTAATGACTGACGCAGGAGAAATTCTGGTAGGCAGAGGGAAGCTACTTGGCGGTAGAAACTCTCTGGCGTTTGAAACAGGACTCAAACCAGATCGCGTTCAGTACCTGCTTAGAAAGTTCAAAAAACTCGGCATGATTGACTGGGTTTCACACGGTAAATTCTCAGTTTTCTCGGTAGAGAAATATGACGATTATCAGTCAAATTTTGTACCAGCAGATTACCAGCAAATTACCACCTCAAAGCCAGCAATACCAATGCCTGTAAGCAATGCTGTACCAGCAGATTACCAGCAAATTACCACAGATAAAGAATATAATAATATTATCTCTAATACTGACGTATTAGAGAGTGCCACAGCAGACAAAAAGTCTGACAAGAAAAAACCTTCCGTCAGCTGTCAGGATGTTGTCGATGCTTACCACGAAATCCTTCCTGAAGCGCCAAGAATCCGCGCACTGAATGACAAGCGTAAAAACCAGATCCGAACGTTCTGGCGCAAAGCCGGAGTGATAACCCGCCAGCTTGACGGGCATGGGTTCACGATGCAGGACTGGAGAAATTATTTGAGCTACGTAGGCGAAAATTGTCGATGGATGTTCGAAGAGCGTCCAAACCATCAACGCGGAACTGTCTGGCACAAAAAGGGATTTGATTTTCTGCTTAACGATAATACCTACCTGAAAGTTCGTGAGGGTGAACACGATGACCGATAATTTTTATGCGCCGCCCCATAGCATCGAGGCAGAGCAGGCGGTGATTGGTGGATTGCTTCTGGATGATGACAGCAGTGAGCGCGTCCAGAAAGTTCTGGCGATGCTGAAGCCCGATTCATTTTACAGCCGACCACACAAAATCCTTTTCGAAGAAATAACCAGAATGCACCGGGAGCAAAAGCCAGTAGATGGCCTGACGCTTTTCGATGAACTGGAGCGCAAATCGTTAACGGTGTCTGTTGGCGGTTTTGCTTATATCGCTGAGATCGCAAAGAACACGCCAAGCGCAGCAAACATCGTTGCCTATGCAATGCAGGTTCGTGAAACCGCAATGGAACGCTACGCCATCAACCGCATGACTGAAGCGATGGAATTGCTCTATTCCCGCAACGGAATGACTGCAACGCAGAAGTACGAAGCTATTCAGGCTATTTTCACGCAACTGACAGACCATGCAAAAACCGGATCGCGTCGCGGCCTTCGCTCATTTGGTGAGGTCATGGAAGACTGGGTTAGCGACCTTGAGAAGCGATTTGACCCGTCAGGTGAACAACGAGGAATGAGCACAGGGATCCCATCGCTGGACAGGATGCTGTCACCGAAAGGTCTGGTGAAAGGCTCTCTGTTTGTCATTGGCGCTCGCCCTAAGATGGGGAAAACGACGCTATACAGCCAGATGGCAATCAACTGCGCAGTGCATGAGAAAAAGCCCGCTCTGATGTTCAGCCTTGAAATGCCAGGTGACCAGATACTGGAAAAACTGGTGGGACAGAAGTCAGGTGTTAACCCGAATATTTTTTACCTTCCGGCGACAAATGACGCTGATGACGGCTATCAGGGTGATTACGATGGTGACTTCAACAGGGCGATCGAAACAGCCAATCGCTTGAGTGAAATCGACCTGCTTTACATCGACGACACGCCGGGATTATCTCTGGCTCAAATCGTCAGCGAAAGCCGTCGAATCAAGCGAGAAAAAGGATGTGTTGGCATGATTCTGGTCGATTACCTGACACTAATGACTGCTGAGAAGGCCGATCGCAACGATCTTGCTTACGGCATGATCACCAAAGGACTGAAGAACCTTGCCAAAGAGCTTGATTGCGTTGTTGTGCTTCTGACGCAGCTTAACCGCGCACTGGAAAGCAGAACCAATAAACGCCCATTACCAAGTGACTCACGAGATACAGGGCAGATTGAACAGGATTGCGATTATTGGGTCGGGATCCATCGTGAAGGCGCTTTTGATGACAGTGTTCCACCTGGTGAAACTGAACTAATCCTTCGTCTCAATCGTCATGGCAATACCGGCACTGTGTATTGCATTCAGGCAAATGGCGCTATTTATGACACAGACCAACAGTCTGCTGAAATGCGCCGCCGTGAACGCGAGGAACCGCAGTCCAAGAAGAAAGGAGGATTCTGATGACCATCTACATCACTGAGTTAATAGCAGGGTTATCGTTACTAATGGTTCTTACTGTATATATTATTAAGTATATTCTTTATGCGAATAAAAAAACTAATTGATCACGATGAGCTTCTGTCAACATTATCATATGACTCAGAAACAGGAATATTTAAATGGCTAAAAACAAATTCAGTAGTAAGAGTAAAAGGTAGTATTGCTGGAGGTGTTAGTGGTGGTTATATATGCATTAGTATAAACAATGTTTTGTATAAGGCGCATAGACTTGCTTGGTTCTATGTATACAAAAAATGGCCTCCTAAGTTTATTGATCATGTAAATGGGAACAGACTTGACAATAGGATTTCAAACCTAAGACTGGCAACAGAAGAGCAGAATGCAAGAAACATTGTAGGGAATAGATTAAACACATCCGGTGCAATTGGAGTGTCTTGGTATAAGCCAACTGGCAGGTGGAAGTCTTATGTTGGTTATAAAAATAAGACAATATCGTTAGGGTATTTCGATAGCAAAGAAGATGCAGCATTCATAGCAGCACTAGCAAGAAAGAAACTATATGGAACTTATGCGAGTAAAGCACTTAATTGCGAGCATGAGCTTTTATCTCAATTTAATAATGATGAGGATAAACTTGCGGAATATCTTAAGGAAAAATCTAAAAGGACTCGAAAGCGTGTTAAAAACAGATAAAGGCCTGCTGGTAATCGCAGGCCTTTTTATTTGGGGGAGAGGGAAGTCATGAAAAAACTAACCTTTGAAATTCGGTCTCCAGCACATCAGCAAAACGCTATTCACGCAGTACAGCAAATCCTTCCAGACCCAACCAAACCAATCGTAGTAACCATTCAGGAACGCAACCGCAGCTTAGACCAAAACAGGAAGCTATGGGCCTGCTTAGGTGACGTCTCTCGTCAGGTTGAATGGCATGGTCGCTGGCTGGATGCAGAAAGCTGGAAGTGTGTGTTTACCGCAGCATTAAAGCAGCAGGATGTTGTTCCTAACCTTGCCGGGAATGGCTTTGTGGTAATAGGCCAGTCAACCAGCAGGATGCGTGTAAGCGAATTTGCGGAGCTATTAGAGCTTATACAGGCATTCGGTACAGAGCGTGGAGTTAAGTGGTCAGACGAAGCGAGACTGGCTCTGGAATGGAAAGCGCGATGGGGAGACAGGGCGGCATGAGACGACAGCGACGAAGTATCACCGACATCATCTGCGAAAACTGCAAATACCTTCCAACGAAACGCTCCAGAAATAAACGCAAGCAAATCCCAAAAGAATCTGACGTAAAAACCTTCAACTACACGGCTCACCTGTGGGATATCCGGTGGCTAAGACATCGTGCGAGGAAATGACAATGGATTATTCACAGTTAAGTGATTTTGAAATTAACAGAATGGTAGGAGACATAATTTTTAAAGGCCTTTGGGCATGTAAACCGGAAACGTCAGGGAATAACACCAACAAATGGTATTACGGAAATGCTGATACAACTTTTGAGCCATTAAACCCTTTACCTGACTACTGCAATGATCCGAGCGCCTCATGGCCTGTAATCGCAAAACATCATATCAGCATATGTGCATACGAAAGAAATAATCCTGGAATGAAGAATGAATATTGGTGGGAGGCGGATAGATTTTGTGAATTTATTACCATAGACAACAACACACTCCGCGCCGCCATGATTGTATTTCTCATGATGCAGGACGCCAATAATGCTTAGTCCATCCCAATCACTTCAATACCAGAAAGAAAGCGTCGAGCGGGCTTTAACGTGCGCTAACTGCGGTCAGAAGCTGCATGTGCTGGAAGTTCACGTGTGTGAGCACTGCTGCGCAGAACTGATGAGCGATCCGAATAGCTCAATGTACGAGGAAGAAAACGATGAGTGATTACCTGAAATGGTATCTCTGCCACCGCTGGTTAATTAAGTTTGCTGTAAAAGACTGGATGACAGCGGATGCCAACAAGCTTAAACAACGAAAGGACTATTACTACGCCAGAATGAAGGAAAACTACTGCTCAATTCGCACTCGCATATTTATTAAAAAAGACCTTCAGTCAATTCTTCAGTTGCGAGGGAAGGTAAATGGCTAACCTACGCAAAGAAGCGCGCGGCAGAGAATGCCAGGTACGTATTTACGGCGTATGCAATGGCAACCCTGAAACTACAGTTCTGGCACATTACCGGATGGCTGGAATTTGCGGAACGGGAATGAAACCTGACGACCTGATCGGCGCATGGGCTTGTAGCGCGTGTCACGATGAAGTCGACCGACGCACCCATAACCTCGACAACAAAGACGCCAGACTTTACCACCTCGAAGGCGTGATCAGGACGCAGGCGATACTGCTGAAGGAGGGGAAGATTAAGTCATGAACGAATATCAGTTTGTGCTTCCATACCCGCCGTCGGTGAATACCTACTGGCGAAGACGGGGAAGCCAATACTACATCAGCGATAAAGGCCAGAAATACCGAAAAGACGTTCAGCAAATCATCCGCCAACTCAAGTTAGATATTTTCACCAAATCACGACTCCGCATCAAAGTCATCGCAGACGTTCCAGACTCCCGCCGCCGCGACCTCGATAACATCCTGAAGGGTTTACTCGACTCCCTTATCCACGCCGGATTTGCGGAAGACGACGAGCAATTCGATGACATTCGCGTAATTCGTGGCGTGAAAGTACCAGGCGGAAGGCTTGGAATAAAAATCACCGAACTGGAGAACGTATGAACGCCACAATTCAAACGATACCAGAGCTTCTTATCCAGACACGAGGCAATCAGACCGAAGTGGCGAGGATGCTTTCCTGCGCAAGAGGAACAGTGCTCAAGTACAACCGAGACAGCAAAGGCGAGCGTCACGTAATAGTTAACGGCGTCCTGATGGTCACGCCAGGCAAAAAGGGAAGACGATGAGACTCGAAAGCGTAGCTAAATTTCACTCGCCAAAAAGCCCGATGATGAGCGACTCACCACGGGCTACGGCTTCTGACTCTCTTTCCGGTACTGATGTGATGGCTGCTATGGGGATGGCGCAATCACAAGCCGGATTCGGAATGGCTGCATTCTGTGGTAAGCACGAACTCAGCCAGAACGACAAACAAAAGGCTATCAACTATCTGATGCAATTTGCACACAAGGTATCGGGGAAATACCGTGGTGTGGCAAAGCTTGAAGGAAATACTAAGGCAAAGGTACTGCAAGTGCTCGCAACATTCGCTTATGCGGATTATTGCCGTAGTGCCGCGACGCCGGGCGCAAGATGCAGAGATTGCCACGGTACAGGCCGTGCGGTTGATATAGCCAAAACAGAGCAGTGGGGGAGAGTTGTTGAGAAAGAGTGCGGAAGATGCAAAGGTGTCGGCTATTCAAGAATGCCAGCAAGCGCCGCATATCGCGCTGTAACGATGCTAATCCCAAACCTTACTCAACCCACCTGGTCACGCACTGTTAAGCCGCTGTATGACGCTCTGGTGGTGCAATGCCACAAAGAAGAGTCAATCGCAGACAACATATTGAATGCGGTCACACGTTAGCAGCATGATTGCCACGGATGGCAACATATTAACGGCATGATATTGACTTATTGAATAAAGTTGGGTAAATTTGACTCAACGATGGGTTAATTCGCTCGTTGTGGTAGTGAGATGAAAAGAGGCGGCGCTTACTACCGATTCCGCCTAGTTGGTCACTTCGACGTATCGTCTGGAACTCCAACCATCGCAGGCTGAGAGGTCTGCAAAATGCAATCCCGAAACAGTTCGCAGGTAATAGTTAGAGCCTGCACAACGGTTTCGGGATTTTTTATTTGGGTCAGTCGTATAAAGGTCATTACGGAAGGCTGTTAACCTTCTTATCGTGGTTCGAGTCCACGCTGTCCCGCCAAATATGCTGGTTTAGCTCCAATGGTAGAGCAGTCGCCTTGTAAGCGAATGGGTAGCGGTTCAAGTCCGTTAACCAGCACCATAACTGAGCCGTAGCCACTGGCTATCCTGAATTCATCATTGATAGTTACGCTGCGGCCTTCTACACATGACCTTCGTGAAAGCGGGTGGCAGGAGGTCGCGCTAACAACCTCCTGCCGTTTTGCCCGTGCATATCGGTCACGAACAAATCTGTTTACTAAACACAGTAGCCTGGATTTGTTCTATCAGTAATCGACCTTATTCCTAATTAAATAGAGCAAATCCCCTCAATGAAGGGGTAGAGCATGTACCGTATGGACAAAATCAGAGAATGGTTCAGTTACAGCTTCGGAGGACTGACTGCGATGGGTGGCATTCTCTCCCTGAATGACTGGGCTGTCATCATTGGTATTCTTTGTACTGTCGGCACATTTGGCATCAACTGGTACTACAAGCGCAAAGAGCGCGAGGACAGATTGAATGGCAATGTCACCGGCACTACGAAATAGCGTAATAGCGGCGATAAGTGGTGGGGCTATTGCTATAGCATCTGTGTTAATCACTGGGCCAAGTGGTAACGATGGTCTGGAAGGTGTCAGCTACATACCATACAAAGATATTGTTGGTGTATGGACTGTATGTCACGGACATACCGGAAAAGACATCATGCTCGGTAA